GAGGTTTCGCCCGCAACGCGGCGACCACCCCCCTCGACGCCCGCCTGATGGATATGGCCGGGCTCGTGTGCAACCTCGACGGGTCGCCCCGCACGGGCGTGCTCGGCGCCGCCAACGCCGACACCCTGCTCACCGCGCTCGGCACCATGAACGTCGCCGTGGCCGCTGCCGAATTCGTCGTCAGCAAGGGCAAGTCTGACGGCGTCATGCTGCCCACCAACGACGGTGTCGTCAACGTGCCCATCACCGCGGCGCCCGTGAGCAACTCGCGCATCACCGTCATATGGGTCAAGCACAACGACAACACCACGGGCGACGCGAACAGCCTGCCCGTGTTCGGCACCACTGACGGTGTCGCCGCGGGCGTGCCGACCAAGCCCGCGATTCCCACGGGATGCCTCGAGCTTGGCACCCTCAGGGTCTACACCGGCACCACGGCCGCCAACGGCGGCGCGAACGTGCTGACCAACAGTTACCAAATGACGGTCGCTCGAGGCGCCGTGGTGCCCGTCCGCACCAAGGCCGAGCTCGACACCTGGACAACCGCCACCCCCTATCAGCGTGCGGTCGTTCTTGCCAACGGCAGCGAGTGGGCGTGGTCGGGTGCCGCGTGGGTGCCGCGTGGCTCTCGATCGCTGTTCACCCGACCCGTCGCCATCATCGGCACCACGGCGAGCTTGGCCGCCATCCCGGGCCTCGTCGCCACCGTCGACACGGGCGATTTCACCCACGCCGCGGGGGTGTTCACTTGCGTCAGGGGCGGGATGTTCCTGCTCATGCTTGACGTCTATTGGGGCACGAGCGCCGCGGGCATCCGCACCGCTCGCATCACGACCACGACGACGCCCAACCAACAGCGTGCGGGTCAATTCCCCACACCCACGGCCGGCATCGAGGCGGGGTGCAACGTCATCCTGCCCATCACTTTCGCGCCGGGCGACACGTTCACGGTGCTACAGCAGCAGAACTCGGGCGGCAACCTCAATATGGCCGCCGAGGTCGTCATCGACAGGCTCGCGTAACGATGGCAGGCGTCAGCTACGCGCTCGCGGATTTCGTCACGGGTGGGCCCATCGTCGACCTGCCCGTGCTCGAGGGCGCGTCGTGGGGGTCGCTGCTCAATAGGCCCGACTCGGTCGAGTGCACCATCGACCTCAATGACGAGGATGCCCTCGCGCTCGATTTGCGCTCGGCGAGCGAGCCCAAGAAAACGGTGCTGCTCGCCCGCACCGACGACGACATCGTGCTCGCGTGGGGCATCGTCGCTGAGCGCACTTGGAATGAGGATGCCGCCACTCTCAGCCTCACGGGTGTCGGGGTGCGCTCGGCGTTCTTTGGGCATGCTATTGTGGCGCCGGCCTCGGCTCGCACCGCTGCCCTCACTGTCGTCGACCCGCTCAACCCCGCGCTCGTCGTCGTCAACCCCGCGCTCAATACGACCGTCGCGGGCTACTCTCTCGGCACCATCGGCAAGCGCCTCGTCGCCGCACGCCTCGGGTGGCCCGGCGCCCCCTCGGCGCCGTTCATCCTGCAAGCTGACGAGGCGGCCGCGCGCACCAAGACCTACGAGTTTGCCGGATTCAAGAGCATCGACAGCGCGTTGAGCGACCTCAGCAGCCTCGAGAATGGCCCCGACTTTGCGTTCGACGCTCAGCGCGCCCCCGATGGCCTGAGCCTGTTGTACGTCATGCGGCACGGCACCGAGGCCACCCCGCGCATCGGCACCCACGTCGGCACTTGGTCGCTCGGTCAGGGGTCACCCATCACCGGCCTCGAGGTCACCGACAACGGCGACGATATGGGCGCGGCCGCATGGCTCACCGCGGGCAAGAGCAGCGGCACCGCGCTGCTCACTCGGCAGCTCAACGACAGCATGGTCGCCGATGGCTACCCCCCGCTCGACATTATCGACACCTCACACAACGATGTCAGCGTGCAGGGCACCCTCGATAGCTACGGCCGCGAGTACCTCAGCTATGGCAGCAAGCCCGACCGCACGGTCTCGTTCAGCGTGCGCGGCGACGCGACCCCCGGGCTCGGCGCCTACCGCCCCGGCGACACCGTCGACATCGACGTGCCGGCCGAGCACCCTTACCTCGCCCAAGGGTTCCGCGTGCGCATCACCTCGGTCGATGGCGACGAGACCGGGCTCAGCCTCAAAATAGGGTGTGTGATTCTCGATGCCTGACGTGCGCCGGGGCCCCATCCCGAGCGAGCTTGGGTGGCTCGTCGACCTGCTCGACAGCTACGCCGACCGCCTACGCACGCTCGAGACCCCGAGCGGCGAGGCGCTGAGCAACACCGTCGCCACCCTGCAAGCGCTCGTCACTGACATTCAGGCCCAGCTTGACGCCTACATTGCGGGCAAGTACACCAACGCCCAAATCGACGCCAAGGATGCGGCCGTGCAGGCGAACATCTTGCCGACCTTGGCAGCGAACAACGTGACGGTCGGCGGCGCGTTCTACAACCCCCCGGGCTACTCGTTCGACATCACCTATACGCGCCGCACGGCGTGGCTCGGCAACGACGGCCGCCTCGGTTACGCCTCGAGCGCGATGGCAGGCAAGACCGCCATCAGGCCCGCCGAGCTCGACACCGACGCGCTGCTCGACCTCGAGCCCCGGTCTTTCATATATCGGCGCGAGGTCGCCCGGCGCACCTCGCTGCGCATCAATGAGGGCGTCGACTACCGGCCGGCGCGCGAGGTCGGCCTGCTCGCCCACGAGGTCGACAAGGTCGCCCCGTGGCTCGTATACCACGACGACGACGGCAACGCCGAGGGCGTCGAGTACAGCATGCTCACCGTCGCCCTGCTCGCGGCCGCGCGCAACGAGCGCCGAGCTCGGCTCGAGCTCGAGGCTCGCGTCGCCAAGCTCGAGGGGGCGACCTCGTGAATGTATGGGATTGGGTGACGACCACCACGTCGGTCGACTCGGTGCTCACCACTCTCGGGCTCGGGGCGCTCGCCGTGCTGTTCGCCACCAACCGCATCCTCACCCGCGGGCAGCACCTCGACCGCGTCGCCGACTTGAAAGAGCACCACGCCCGCGAACTCAAGGCGGCCGCCGACCGCCTCGACGCGACCGACGAGTCGCGCAAGGAATGGCGCTCGGCAGCACACGACGAGCGCACCCGAGCGGATGCCGCGACCGCGGCCGCCAACGAGCTCGGCAGCGAGTACGGCAAGCTCGCGCTCGGCATGCTCTCGTCGATCGACGAGAGCGTAACGGCAGGTGAGGGGACACCATGAGCGACCACCAGATTTATCCTGACCTCGACCCCGAGGTCGAGCAGACTATCGGCGCTGACCTACGCGCCGCACGCCGGGCCTCGACCGACGCGACGAGTGCGACCCGACGCACCGCCGAGGTCGTCACCGAGGCCAACCGAGTGCTCGCCGCGTTGCGCGCGCGCGACGACCGATTCACCGAACGAGTGCGCGCAACTATCGGGGGTAGACAAGCATCATGACCGACACCATCATCAACGACATCGCCGGGCTCGTGGCTATCGCCGTCGCCGTGCCGGCCGTCGCCAACGTGCTCATTTACGGCCTCGGCTCGAGGTGGTGGGAGACTTGGCTAGGCCGCGTGCTGTTCAGCAAGTGGCTCAGCGTCGCCCTCGTGTTCTTGTTCATCATCGCCCGGCGATTCTGGGGCGAGTTTCCGGGGTACGGGTGGCTCGCCCTCGGGCTCTACGCTTTCGTGTTCCTCTCGTTCGCGGCCACCACGGTCGAGCTCTTGATCGAGAGCAGGTCGCCCGCGCCCGCGGTCGAGATTCCCAAGAGAAAGGCGGTCACCATGACCAACACCACCGAGGGCGTCGATGCGCCCGTCATTTGGTACAAGGGCAAGCGAGTCGTGCGCACCATCGTGCAGGCGCTCGTCACCCTCGTGCCCATCCTCAACGGCCTCGCGCTCGCCGCGTCGGCCTACCTCACCGAGCAGGCCGACGTGGTCGTGCCGGGGTGGGTGTTCGTCGTGCTCAACGGTGTCATCGCCCTCACCGCGCTCGTCATGGGCCTCGTCGCCCGCCTGATGGCGGTGCCCGGGGTCAACGACTGGCTCGTCAAGATCGGGCTCGGCAGCGTGCCCGCGTCGGCCATCGAGGCGCCGGGTGTCGTTGCGCCTGACCCGAACACCCGCTAGCCTGAGGGCGGGATACGGGCAGCCAAGAGCCCCCGGGGTCATCGACCTCGGGGGCTCTCTCGTGCTCAGAAAGGCGCGAGCGCGACCTGAGCCTCGAGGTAGCGCATCAGCGCCATCACCTCGGCCGGCGTCGCGGTCTTGACTCGCTCGACCGTCATGGGCACGACGGGCGCCGTCGTGGGGTCGTCAAGCATGTCGGGGTCGCTGAACCCGTCCCCGCCCTCATCGTCGCTCAGCGGGGCGCTCGTGCCCAGTGGCGGGCGATTCTCGGGCGGGGCCCAATGCCCCGATGTCGGCGGGGTGTTGAGGTAGTGCCAAAGTGCGGCCGCGAGGTTGATGGAATCCCACGCGCTGCCCATCAGGTCGTGGTTGCACCTCGAGCACAACAGCCCCCGCACCTCGCCGCTCTTGTGCGAGTGGTCGACGGCGAGGCGCTTGCTCTTGGGTCGGTTGCGACATATCGCGCACCGACCGCCTTGCAGGGCGAGCAGCTCGGCGTACTCGTCGGCGGTGAGGCCGTAGACCTTTTCGATGCGGGCAGCGTGCACGGCGGCCGACTCGCACGCGCGGCATCGGCTCGAGCCCTTGGGCACGTCGATGAGGTCGACGAAAGACTGACACCCGGCACACCATCGCGTGCCCGCCGGCCACTGACGCTCGGGCACGCGCTTGCGCCTGAGCTCGGGCGGCACCATCGCGAGGCGACGGCGCGACTCGGTGACCTGCTCGCCGATGGGCAGCGACCGGGTGTAGCAGACAACGCAACGGTGCCGCCCGACCATCTTGGGTCGGGCGGCACACTCGATGCATGGCTTGGGCATCAGCTACTTGCGCTTGTTGCTCTTGCCCTTGAGGGCGGCGAGGCCGTCGACCGCGGGCGGGGCCTCGACGACCGTGTCGAAATCGGCGTCGATGTCATCGTCGTCGACCTCGGGCTCGGGTGCGGGGTCACCGGCACCGTCGTCGGGCTCGATGTCGAAACCCGAGTTGTCGGCGATGACGGTGACAGCCTCATCGAGAGCCTCGATGTGCGGGGTGAGGTCGGCCTGCTCGAAAGCCTCGCCCGCCTCGGCCCACGCGGCCGCCTCGGGCTCGCTGACAGGTTCGGCCTCGCGGGCCTCGAGCGCGGTGAGGTCGCTGACCCACACCTTGCCGGGCTCGGTGCCCGCGTCGTCGTCATCCCATCGCACGAGCGCCCACTCGGCGCCCTCGCTGATGCCGACATCGAGCACCTCGCCGAGCCCGGCAAGCTCGGGGGCGCCTTGGTCGAGAGCGAACGCGAGCGCCTCGTTGAGGGCGACCACGCTGCCGACGACGACGGGGCGGGGTGCCGGGTCGGCGTCGGTGGTCGCCTGCCGCGCCTCGGTGGCGCCGAGGGCCTGAGCGATGGCACGGGCGACCTGAGGGTCGAACCACCCGAGCACGGCGCCTGACGGGCCCTCGAGGCTCTCCCAGTGGTCGGGCACCTTGTTGCTCTCGAGCGACCGGGCGATGCTGAGCAGGGCTCCGGTCTTGACGATGTCGCGGTCGCGCTCGGCGACCCCGTAGTTGGTGACGCTCAGCGAACTCGCGAGCTTGGCCTCGAGCTTGTCGAGGTCGAGGGGGTTGTCGGTCATGATGTCGCCTTTCTACGACGAGGGGCGAGCGCCGCGATGACGCCCGCCCCGAGGTGATGGGTGGCCGCTCAGCCGAGCGGGTCGATGCTGTTGAGGTACTCGCGCGCGATGGCCTTGTCGTCGTCGCTCGCCTTTTCGATCAGGAAAGGCGCCGACTGGCCTTTCTTGGCGACGCCCCGGCCGACCGTGCCGAGCACCCGGCGCTTGCCGATGGCATCCTCGAGCTGACCGATGACGACCCGCTGAAAGATCAGCACGCCCGATTCCTCGACCGGCTCGTCGAGGCGCTTGCCGTTGGTCTTGGTCAGCACGACCACGTCGGCCTTGATGGCGTCGCTCTCGCCGAACGAGGTTTCGATGCCCTCTTCCAGCGAGCGCGGGGTGATGAGCAACAGCGCGCCCTCGTGGTCGGCGAGCTTGAAACTCGACCGCTCACCCGGGTCGCCGAACTCGTCGCCGCCCTTGTTGCTCTTGCCCTCGCCCTTGTTCTTGCTCTTGTCCTTAGCCACGATGTGACCTTTCCCTTGTGACGCCGCGCCGGCCTGCTGCCGATGCGGTCATCGTGCCTCGCCGGGGGTCGCACCCGAGCACCTTGCTGATGAGGCGGGGCCACCCCCATCGGGGCGGGGGTGGCCCCTTGTGTCGATCTTATTGGTTTGTCAGTGACGAGTCAACAACTCGCCGGAACACGGGGTAAGCGCGGCCGCCGTCGACCTGCCACTGCTCGAGGTTCCAGCCGGCCGCCTCGATGGCGTCGAGCTCGAGAGCCCACACCGCGACACCGAGCCCGCCCGCGATGCCCGAGGGCTTGTCGAGGGTCGGGGTGTAGAACGACAGGCCCTCGCGGTGCGCCTCGGCGGCGAGGGTGTGGGCGTGGTCGCCGACCGCCTGCTGCCCTCGCTCTCTCAGGCCCATGACGACACCAACCCCCACGCGAGGGCGGCGAGAGCGATGGCGAGCGCCACCCCGCCGACGATGAACAGCGCGCGGGCGAGCGTCACCGTGGGCCCCGACGTGATGCCCCGAGGGGCGGCGACTAGGGCGATGGTGAACATGGTGCCGAACGCCACCACCGCGACGATGAGCGCCGCGAGCATGACCGCGAGGCTCATGACTCACCGCCCTCGGGCGGCGCGACGAGGTCGGCCTTGAGGTCGATGCCCCGCTTGCCCTCATTGCGCCACGCCCGCACGGCCTTGACGACCTCGAGGCCGGCGGCGCCGACGTTCAGGTCGATGAGGTGAATGGTGCATCGGGCCTCACCCTGAGGCAGGTGAATGAGCAGGCCGAGCCCGCGCTTGGCGTTGTAGCTCGCGAGTGCGGTCTCATACGCCTCGACGCGGGCCTCGTAGAGTGCCATCGCCTCGGCGCCGTCGCGCTTGAGCGGCCGCTCTTTCTTGAGCGGCGCCTTGCCGGGGTGCTTGGCGGTGGTGGGCTTGAGCACCCCGAGGTCGCGCCGGTCGGGCTTGCCGTGCTCGTACCCCTTGGCCGTGGCGTAGACCGTCACTTGCATCGAGGTCTTGCCGATGCTATAGGTCATGTTGCCGGTCTTGATGTCGGCGACCACCTTGGCCCCGCGGGCTCGGCCGAGCAGCTTGCCCGGCGCCTGCACCACTCGGTCGAGGGTGCCCGCGACGCCGAGGTCGTCGTGCACGACCACGGCCTCGGTCTCGATGACCTTGAGCCCGGCGCGTGCCATCGCGGCGACATACGCCTCGATGTCGGCGAGGTCGGCGGGGGTGATGGTGCCCGCCTCGGCGAGCATCCTGATGTGCTCGATGCCGTGCTCGTCGGCGACCTCGGTGAGGGCGTGCAGGTCGGTGCCCTTGTTGGCCTTGGCGTGCGCGCCACCGAGGTCGAGCGCCTGCTCGGCGATGTCGTCGACTACGGCCTTGAACGCCTGAGAAATCTTGGCCTCGACGAGCCCGCGCTCGCCGACCTCGAGCTTGCCCTTGCGGTCGGCCTTGTCGAGCTTGCGGGTCGCAACGTCGCGCTCGTGCACGGCCGCCGTGACCTGACCCACGAGGCTCGCCGCGTGGTCTCGCTCGGCGAGGGTGGCCTCGGTGTCGACGACGATGCCCTCGAGCAGCGTGCGCAATTTCCATGCGTCGAGGGCGCCCGTGTGCTCGAGCCCGTCGATGTACGTGGTGGCCCGGGTGTAGGGTGCCTCGGTGCCATCGGGGCGGGTGATGAGGTAGCGCTTGCCGTCATCGCTGAGAGCGATGGGGGGCGCCTCGGGCTCGTCGGCGTCACCCACCTCGAGGGGCTCGTCGGTCTTGGGCGCGCCGACCGCGAACTCGCGGCCGCTCTCAGTCTCGACCTGCTCGGCAACCTGAGCCTCGACGGCCTCGACGGCCTCGCCCACGGCGGCGACCGCCTTAGCGAGCTTGGCCTCGGTGGCCTTGTCGTTCTTAGCCTTGAGCTTGCGCTGCTGATAGTCGACCTCGGTTTCGCCGGGCTCGGCGTCGGGCATCCGCGCGCCCTTGATGTCGCGCACCTCGAGCACGAGGTCGATGCCTGCCTTGGCGAGCGCCTTGTTGGCGGTCTTGACGGCGGCCGCATCGTGCAGGTCGACCCCGTCGATGTCGATGCCGACGTTGCGCGCCTGCACCTTGGCGGCGACGCGCGCCTTGATCTTGAGGGTTTCGGCATCGAGGGGTGACTCGGTCTTGTCGACCGGCGCCTTGCCCTCGGCGGCATCCTTGGCGGCGATGCGAGCGGCGCCCTCGGTGCGCAATTGCTCGAGCTCGATTTCAGCCTCGCGGCGCTCGCTCTTGCTCTTGGTCTTGTCGGCCTTGGTCGCCATCAACTCGGCCACCCGGTCGAGGTGCTTGAGCGCGGGGTGCTTGTCGGTGGACTCGGAAGAATCGACCGACTCGGTAGGGCCCGACGCCTTGACCTTGCCCTTTTTCTGAGCCTTAGCGTGGGCCTTGCGCTTGGCGTCGGCCTTGCTCTTGCTCTTGGCCTCGGCCTTGGCGGCCGCCTTGCGCTCGGCCTTGGCGAGCTTGGCCGAAAGCTCGGCCTCGCGAGCCTCGAGGGCCTTGCGTTCTTTCTTGCTGAGGCCGTGCGTAGCGGCCGCTTTCTTGTTGCCCATGATGGGTTACCTTTCGGGGTGACGGGCTCAGGCGAACAGCGCGAGCATGAGGATGGCGAGCAGATAGACGAGCGTGATGACGAGCCACGCGAGGGCGCAATAGGTGACGATGACGGCGAACACCCGCACCCACCCCTTGACCTCGCGCTGACGCTTGTGCTTGGCAGCGCGGCGACGGCGCCACTCGGCGTCGATGACCCGCATGTCGGCGGGGTCGAACGGGTTGAGCTTGTTGAGGTCGACGCGAGAGCGCCGGCCGGGCTTGGGTACGGGCATGATGACCTTTCGACTTGGATGGGATACAACGAGGCCGAGCTTAGTGGCACACCACTAACGGCGCAAGCCTCGGGCTCGCATCCAGTCGTCGGCGACCTCGAGCAGGCTATCGGTGAGCGGGGTGCCATCGGGCACGGTCAGCGCAACGAGGCGCATGCTGACGGCGTCGAGGATGCTATCGCCCTCGCTGACGAGGTGCACGGTCGACGGCACCGGCACGCGCCCCGCCTCGGTGACGGCGTGCATGAGATTGCGGGTCAGTCTCTCGAGGGTGCGGGCAATCTGCTCGCCGACATCGCCTCGGTCGAGCGACTCGTTGCTGATGGCGTAGGCGTTGCCGGTCTCGACGCATAGCGCCTTGGCGGCCGCGCGCTGCCCGCACCGGCAGGTCAGGCGATAGGCCGAGGTGTTGGCGACCTCGCATCGCCGGTCATGCACGACGACGGCGATGGGCTCGGGCAGGTTGGTCATGATGAGGGCCTTTCTTTCGTGTGCCAGTGGTTGACGTGCAGGGGGGCGAAAGGCCCCTTGACCGCGTCGGCGTGCAGGCGGTCGTGCAGCTTGACGAGCTCGGCGTAATCGCGCGCCTCGGGCTCGATGTCGTGGAACATGAGCAGGTGCGCGTGCATCGTCGAGGGGTCGAGGGGCGGCACGTACCACCCAACGTCGGGGTCGGTGGCCTCGCCCACGAGCACGGCGCCGAGCACCTTGCCTAGGGCTTTCTCGGCCTTGCCCTTGGGCTTGGCCCAGTCGCCCCCCTCGGCGGGCTCAGGGGGCAGCACGGCGTCAAGCTCGCCTTGCTTGGCCCATCGGCGTTGAGTGCCGTTCTCGTCGTGCAGGGGGTCACCCTTGACCTTGGCTGGCGTCGTCGATCGACGACCGGATGCCGCGACGGTGGCGGGCGCACGCTCGACCTTGAGCTTGGCGTCGACCTCGCGCTCGAAACGCCCGCGGCGCCCCTCGAGCACGACGGTCGCCTTGGTGCCTTTCTTGTTGAGCTTGTGCTTGGTCACCTCGTAGCGCTCGCCCTTGAGGGTGACCGCCTCGCCGGCCTTGATGTCTGCCCACTTAGGCATGACGGGCCATCCTCGCGAGAGCACGCTTGCATGCCGCATCGAGAGCGCGCGGGGGGTAGACCTCGGCCCACCTCAGCACCTCGAGGTGATACGGGCAGCGCGGCGAGTGTTCGCCGAGGTCGTCGCCCCACTTGTCGACCGAGCCACAGTCGCAATCGGGGAACTCGGGCAGCTCGCGCGCAAGCTGAGCGTCGACGAGCTCGATGGCGGCCGCGTGCGTTGCCGAGGTGCCGAGCCAATGCGGTCGGTTGCGGTCGGCCACCGCCCACGGTCGCGCCGTGGGGTAGTCGAGGCGATGACGCCTGATGGTGAACCGAGGCATGCCCGCACGGGCGCGCACCGCCTCGAGGTCGTCGGTGAATGTCATGAGCGTCAGCCTTTCAGGGTCTCGAGGATGGCGGCCGCGAGCACGGGCGGCACCGCGTTGCCGATTTGCAGGTAGGTGTTGGTCGCCGTGATGGGCTTGAGGTTGCCCTTGGCATCGGGCATCGAGGCATCCCATCGAAAGCCCGGGGGGTACGACTGCAAGGCGGCCGCCTCGGCGACGGTGATGCGCTCGGCGGTCTTGCCTGCCCGGTCGCCGTAGCGCTCGCGGGCCTCGGCGTCACCAAGGCGGGCGATGTCGTCGGCGTTGACCTTGTGGCCCGGCGCCCACACCCGCGAGTCGTTGCCGATGACAGCGGTGGCGGGGCGCTCGTGCACCCACTGAGCCGAGCGGGCCCCGGCCGTCATCGTCATCGCGGGCGCATCGACGGCGCGACGCTGCCGCTCGTTGGGCTTGTTCGGGCTCTTGTTGTCGGGGTACTGGTGCCCCTCGAGGTGGGTGGGCTCAGGCGCCCCCGGGTCGCCGATGGGCAGGCGCGACCATGACCGCACCTTTTCGGTGACGTGCTGAGCAGGCACGTCGCTCGGCCTGAGGTCGCGGGCCCGGTACTCGCCATCGCCATCGGCGGCACGGCGGTCATTCTCGTCGACCTTGCGAGGGAACCCCACGAGCCAACGGTCGGCCGCTTTCTCGCGCTCGATGGTGCGCTTGGCCCCCGAGCCCCCGACGCCCTCGGCGCGACCGACTGCGTTGCCCGCGGTGACGGCAGGGCGGGCGGTCATGCCCCACCCGAGAGCCTCGGCCATCGAGACCCACGGGGCGACGCCCTCGTCGAGGCGCTGAGGGTCGCGGGGGTAGTAGGCCGAGTGTGTCGGCGTCGGCGGCACGGCCTCGACGCCATCGGCGCGGGCGATGAGGATGGCCCGCTTGCGAGTCTGAGGCACGCCATACTGCTCGGCGCTGAGGATGCCGACCCACACCGAGTAACCCCACTCGCGCATGACCTCGGCGTAGCGCTGCCACACCGGCAAGACCGGGGGCACCTGCTCGAGCACGACGTAGGGCGGCAGGTCGCGGGCGACCTGAGCGAGCGGTGCGAGCACGAGGGCGGTCTTGGGGTCGTGGGTCTCGCCGAACTCGACGAGGCGCGCGGGCTCGAGGTACAGCCCGGCGTCGATGGCGGCGAGCACCTCGTCGAGAGCCTTACGCCCGGCGCCACCCCCGGCCATGCTGAAAGTCTGGCAGGGCGGTGAGGCGATGAGCAGGTTGTAGGCGGGCGTGCGCTCGCGACCGAGCAGGCCCCGCCACACGTCGTTGTAGACCGTGCTCATGCCGTTGAGGGCGCGCACGGCGACCGCCTCGGGCATGACCTCGACGCCGTGCTCAGCGATGCCGAGCCACTGGCAGGCGACGCCCCACCCCGTGCCCGCGAACAGGTCGAGGGCGACGAGGTCGCCCTTGCTCGGGGTCACAGTACGGTCTCGGGGTCGATGCCGAACGCCGCGACGACCTCGCGCTTGCGAGCGAGGTGGGCGAGGTGCACGTCGAGCATTTCGTTGGCCTCGGTCACCCGCTGTTGCGCGAGGCGCACGCCGGTCGCGGCCATCCTGAGGTTGTGCTTGGCGAGGTCTAGCTCGCTCGCGGGCTTGGGGGTAGGCATCACAGCACCTCGATGTCAGCGTTGGGAACGAGCAGGCCGAGGCCCTCGACGCGGTAGTAGCGCATCGGGGCGGCCTTGGGGTCGTAGTAGCTCGGGATGAGCACGACACGGATGACCCGACCGAGGTGCTCGTCACCGCCCTGCCGATTGACGACGGCGACGAGGTCGCCGCGCTTGGCGGTGGGCTTGAGCGGGGTGAGGGTGGCAGACATGACCTTGACCTTTCGACTTGAGCGCCGGGGGTGCCCGACTCGGTCAACGGTAGTTGATAGTTAGTGGTGCGTCAAGTAGCCTTGGCCCACAACCTAGACCGCCCCGAGAAAGGCACCCCATCATGGCATCACCCACGGCAGCGCCGGGGCAGTACCCCGAGCAGCTCGTCATCATGGTCACGAAAGAGACCAAGGCCCGCATCGTCGCCGACGCCAAGCGGCACGCCCTGAGCAAGTCTGAGGTCGCGCGCACCTACCTCGACGGCGGCATCGAGCACGCCGACGCCCTCGCGGCCGAGGCCGAGGTCGACGCCGGCCGACTCGCCGAGTTGGCGGCCGACTGATGTAGCCTGCTCTTGTTCGCTCGCGCACGAGCCCCCGGTCACTCAGGCCGGGGGCTCTCATCGTTGTCGGGATCGTCGACCCACTCGACCTTGTTGAGGCGCTCGCCGAAATGCACCGTAGGCGCGGGCTCGTCGATGGTGCGCCGGGTCGCATTCCTGCCCGTGCCCATCACGAGCGACCTAGTCATTGGGGTGCACCTTGACGATGCGCCACGTCACGACATCGACGCCGCCCTCGCGCCGCACGCTGATGCTGTTGGCGTCGGGGTGCACCCTGCTGCCGATGGCCGCCTTGCGCTCGAGCTCGTCGAGGCCGGCGGGGATGGTGAACGAGCCCCGTCTCACCCTGATGTGCACGCCACTGGCGGGCCATGCCTCGCCCGGCGAGAGCGGCACCCCTCGGCGGGCGAGGCCGGCGAACACCGAGCGCTCAGGCATCGGGGTCACCAACGGCGAGGTCGGCCGGGCTCGAGGGCATGCTGCCCCACGGCGTGGGCTGCTCGATGCGGATGCCGAGCACCATGCGCTGCCCGCGCACCTTGGCGAACGAGTACCCCATCGCCTCGAGGCGCTTGTAGAAATTGCTCGAGTTGAGGGTCGCGTGCCCCGAGTCGCCCGCCCATGCGGTGTATCGCTTGTAAGCCTCGGTGCGGCCGACGCGGGCCTCGGTGTTGCCCGCCTCGCTGACGAGCACCCGCTCGTCATCCTCGAGCCACACCTTGACGACATCAGACTCAAGCTCAAACCGACGCTTGACCTCGGCCGCCGACACCCCGAGCTCGAAATCGCCGCGGGCCATCAGGGCGGGCAGGTGCTTGAGCGCCTTGGTCAGGATGCCCGGCGCCTCGGCCTGTAGCTTGCGCTCGTCGATGAGCTTGCCCTTGTCGATGATGTTGGGGAACGGCACCACGAGCCACCGCCTGAGATAGCCCCGGGTGTTGTCGGCCGACTGCCATAGTTGGTTGGCGCTGAACACGGGCACGGCGGTCGGGGTGAACCGGAAAGGGTGGCCGTACTTGTGCTGAGCCTCGATGGTGTCGCCACCCGTCAGGGCCTTGAATTTGGCGGTGTTGTTCATCGCCCGGGCCTCGATGTCGCCCGCGATGTTGGCGAGCTTGCCGTAGATACCGGCGACCTCGAATTTGCCCTCGACGATGTCGTGCAGGGTGACGTTGCTGACATTGTTGTGCCCCATCATCGAGGTCATCAGCCTGAGCCAAGTGCCCTTGCCGTTGCCGCCCTCGCCGACGAGCAGCACCGCCTTTTGCAGGGGGTTGCCGTTCATCAGCATGTAGCCGATGACCTCCCATAGCAGGTCGATGGTGTCGGGGTCAAGCACCTGCTCGAGCCACTTGTCGAACCTCGGGCACTCGGCCGCGGGGTCATACTCGATGGGCAGCTGAACGGTCGACAGGGCCATCGGGTCGTGCGGGTGCACGGTGCCGGTCTCCCACTCGAGCATGCCGTTGCGCACGTTGATGAATCGCGGGTCGACCTCGTCGGTGAGCCGAGGCAGGGGGCGCGACATCACCACGTCGCGAGCGATGCCCGCGTGCTCTCGGCGGTAGCGATTGCCGAGCATCCGCACGACGCGCTGACGCACGATGCCCGCATCCTTGACGGCCTCGCCCGGCGACCATACGCCGGCCTCGTAGACCCACAGGGTGCCGTCGCGGCCGATGGCGAGGTCGTTGCTGACGGCGTCGCCGAGGCGCTCGCTGAGCAGGCCGAGCTTGGGGTCGAAAAAGGTGTCGGGGTGCAAGCGCTGACGCCGCTGCTCGACCTCGGTGAGCGGGATGGTGAACACCTCAGGCACGTCGCTCGCGCCGAGGGTGACCGGCACCTCGAGCACGGTGTCGCGGGCGGTGCGCACGGCGCTCGCCCATTTCTCGGCGACGTTGCGCTCGGTGAACCCTCGATCGGTGGGCGCGTGCTCGTGCAGGATGCGCTCGGCCTCGTCGAGGGTGAGGCTCGACCACGGTGCGACCGCGAGCTCGACGAGGCGCACCGCTTTCTTGAACGTGGTGGCATCCCAAGGCTCGCCCCGGTAGGCGGTCGGGTCGCTCGTCGCGGCCGCGCTCATCGCGTCGAGGTCGGCGATGATGCCCTCGATGGCCGTGCCGAGCCACTTGTCGAGCTTGTCGCGGTCGTGCCGCGTCATGCCCTCAGCGTCGACCGGCGCCTTGCTGACGGCCTTGCCGGGCTTGCCCTTGGGTGCGGGGGCGACGTACTCGCCGATGGTGAGCGCATCGAGCCAAGGCTTGGGCAGCATCGGCAGCTCATCGACGTGCGGGGGGTACTCGCTCGGGCGGCCGTGGGCGTCATACCACTGATATGCGGCGCCCGTGTCGGGGTGCACGCTCGGGGCGACGACGCTATAGCGGTGGTCGCGGTGGATGACCTCGACGCCGCCGTCGACCTTTTTGCCCGTGGTCTTGTCGGTCTTGGTCACGAGGTGTTGCAGGTCGCTGACGAGCTTGACGCCATCGGGCACCCGGTAGAAACGCTGACGGGTCGGGCTCGTGTCGCCGCGCGCGGTCGATGACCATGAGGGCGGCAGGTCGCCGAGCTTGCCCTCGAGCTTGGCGAGGGTCTTGTCGCCCCGCTTGCCGTCGTGGTCACTGCCGTCGACATCGAGGCTCATGGTGGTGCCGTCGTGCCTGAGGGCGACGTTGCGACGGCGGCGCGAGTCGACAAGGGCGAGCGCCGACGCCTCGGTCACCGTGCCTTTCTTGCCGGTCGTGCCGGGCTCGGGGTACGCCTTGCCCGCGACGGGGATGGGCCACCACCCGAGCTTGAGGTAGCGCTTGGCGCTCGAGCCGTAGGGTGCCGAGGGGTCGGGTGACTTGCTCATCAGCCGATGCCCCGCTCGAGCTTGCCGACCGCGGCCGCGAGGTAGGCGCTCGTGCCGAGCCATCGCACGTATAGCTCGCCGTCGCGGCGCATGGCCTCATACTCGCCCGCCGGCCTGAACGCCGCGAGCACGCCGCGCGTGATGTTGGTGGTGGCTACGCCCTTGGCGGGGTGGCCCGTGACACGGCGCCACTCGCCTCGGGATTGTCTCAGGGCGGCAGCGACCTGCTGCCAGGGGTCAGCGGGGGCAGGCACCTCGAGCGGTGCCTCGTGGGATTCAGACATGAAACCGAGCCTATCAGGTCGTCGTGATGGTGCAAGGACATATAAGGGCATGTTTTTCGGGGGCCTTAGGGCGAGGGGGCAGGTGGGGGCATGTCTAAAACGAACTCTAATAACCTCGCACACCCACACATATGCAATATAGAGTTAGTGAATCGGTTGCCCCCGCTGCCCCCACCTGCCCCCTCGGGTCTAAGGGCCTTGATTCTGACCCCTTTAGCGCTGTCAGGGCTCTCGTGACGATGGTGGGCGCTGACCGTGTCGGGGTGGTGGCCCTATTGACTCGTCAAGTACACTCTCGGCATGAGTCAATCCCACCCCGCACCTCGCGAGACCCCTGCACCCATCGAACTCGACGCCGCACGACGCGCTCGCCAACGTCAGCAGGCGAACGATGGCCGGCCCGACCGCGTCGCCGAGCTCGCCGCCGACCTCGAGGCTTTCGCCCAAGGCGCCAAGTGGTCGCTCAGCGTCGCCGATGCTCAGCGCGTGCATGGCCTCATCGACAACCTCGACGGGGCAGGGTGCGACCTGAGCGGCGACCATCGCCCCCGGGGCCTGCACGCGGTAGGCTAGTGACGTGCCAAAGACTAAGCGCAAGCCCTACCGCGTCGTCGACCCCGCCGACCTCGATGCTCGAGGCGGGCCTCGGCAGCTGTTCAACGCCGCACGCGCCGCGGGTTTCATCGTCGAGGTGAGGTCGCCCCGCAAGCCCGAGGGTGTCGTCGCGGTCGGCGGGGTGCGCGACATCGGCGACGGCGCCGGCCTCGCTTTCGTCGCCACTTGGGTCGACGGCAAGAGCATCGGGTGCACGCTCTACGGCGAGCGCGATGAGGGTTATGAGACCGTGCCCGCACCCAAGACCGTCGTGTCAGGCCGAGGCCAAGACCGTCGCGAGCGCATGACGGGCTACACCTCGGGCACCCGCCTCGTCTATCGTGGTGGCCCTCGAGGCATCAGCCTCGGCGTCAACGACCTGAAAGCGAGGATGGCCGCGCTATGAGCACCGAGGTGGTCGACCCCCGCATCGAGCGCGAGGCTCGGTGGTGCTACGAGCGCCGCCTCGAGCGCCTCACCGTGCGGGCCATCGCCGACCTCAGCGGCCTGCACCCCGACGATGGCGGGCTCGGCCAACCGATGTCGCACGCCACCGTCGCTCGGCGCATCCGGCACTACCACGCCACCATGCTCGAGCTTGAGGGCGAGACCCGCGACGAGGCACGGGCCCGCGAGCTTGAGCTGCTCGACCGCGCCGCCCGCTACACCGTCGACCTCACCGACCCCATCGACCGAGCGGCGACCGCCAAGGCCAACGCCGTCGCGCATTGGATGATCGACAACGACCCCGACTATCGGGGCCCGAGGCCGGGCGACCCCCGCCTCGTCGTGCTCGCCGACCCTGCCGTCAGACTCAGGGCGCTCGCCGAGGTGCGCGCTCAGTCTGAGAGCAGGCGCAAGCTGCTCGGCACCGACGCCCCCACCGAGTCGCGCATCGACGTGACCGTCACCGACGCCGCCACCGCCGAGCTCAACGCCATGCTCGCCGAGGCGGGCCTACCCCCGATAGAGACCGAGGCAAGACCGTGAACACCTGCCAAACCTGCACCCTGCCCATCAGCCGCGACGGGCGCACCGTGACCGGGTGGAGGCATGACGATGCCCACGCCTCGCGCAACCACTGGCCGATGCCGGCCTACATTCAATGCCCCGCGACCGCTGACCTTGTCGTTGATGGGCGCCCGACCGGGGCCCTGCTCAGGTGCGACCTGTCGGTGTTGCCTGACGACGAGGGCCATGAGCATCGGTGCACGCTCGTGTGGGCTGATGATGAGAGCATCGCCGAGTCGTGGCCCGAGCGATATGACACCGACGAGTCGTTCGACCTTGAGGTTGACATCGCCCCGGCCGGCGTGCTTTTCAACGCCGAGGCCACGGCCGACCTCAACCGCGGGCTCGGCCTCGTCACCTCGATCGACGATGAGTGACCCGGTCGCCGACCTGCTGCTGCCTCACCTCGAGCGCCTCGCCAAGCTGCCCGACGAGGCGACCCGTGCCGAGTACCGGCGCCGGGTGACCAAGGCTGACCCGCTGCTGTTCGCCCTGATCTACCTGAGGCACCACCTACGCGACGACGCCGGCCGCATCACCCTGAGCGAGGTGCATGAGGCATGGGTCGAGGGGGCCAAGTCTTGGATGACGCCGAGCAGCGAGCCGATGGCCGACCGTCGCGCCGAGGTCGCCCCCCGCGAGACCGGCAAGAGTACGTGGTGGTTTCTGCTCTTGCCGATGTGGGGCGCGGCGCACGATTGGGTCAGGTTCGCGGCCGCGTTCGCCAACACCCCCGAGCAGGCCGAGACACACCTCGCCTCGTTCAAGAGCGAGCTCGACAACAACCCCCTCATCAGGCACGACTACCCCGCCCTCGTCGAGCCCAAGACCCGCGGCCGGGGCGTCACCGCTGCCGACCGCATCAGCCTGTACCACGCGCGCTCGGGTTTCGTGTTCGCCGGCCGTGGCATCGACACTGCGACCCTCGGCCTCAAGGTCGGCAACGCCCGCCCCGACCTGCTCATCCTCGACGACATCGAGCCCCACGAGTCGCGTTACTCGGCGGCGCAAATGACCAAGCGCCTCGACACCCTCGTGTCGGCCATCCTGCCCCTCAACGTCAGGGCCCACGTCATCATCGTCGGCACCGTGACGATGGCGGGCAGCATCGTGCATCAGCTAGTCAAGAGCGCTCAGGGCCTCGCGCTCGACCCGGTCGACGAGGCTTGGATAGGCGAGCAGCGCATCGTCGCCCACCACTACCCCGCCATCGTCATCGGCGACGACGGCCGGCGCCGCTCGGTGTGGCCCGAAAAGTGGCCGCTCGCGTGGCTCGAGAGCATCGAGCACACCCGGCAATATGCCAAGAACTACGCCAACGACCCGCGCGGTGCCGATGGCGACTACTGGACACTCGACGACATCACGGTCGGCGAGCTCGACGGCGTCACCCGCAAGCTCATCAGCGTCGACCCGGCCGTCACGACCAAGGGCTCGAGCGACTACACCGGGCTCGCGTGCATCGGGTGGCAGCCACCGCCCCGCGACAAGCCCAACGCGCCGGGCAAGGTCATCGTGCTCGAGGTGCGGCAGGTGCGCAAGATCGGCGCTGCCCTCAGGCTCGAGGTGCTCGACATGCTCAGCACCCACAACGCCGGCCTCGTGCTCGTCGAGACCAACCAAGGCGGCGACCTATGGCGCACGGTCTTTCACACCATGCCGGTCAAGGTCAAGCAAGTGCATCAGACTGAGGCCAAGGATGCGCGCGCCGCCGATTGGCTCGACCACTACCAACGCGGTCGGGTGGTGCACGCCGAGGGCGCCGACCTGAGGGATTACGAGGGGCAGCTCGTCGCCTTTCCCAAGGCCAAGCACGACGACATGGTCGACGCTGCCGGGTCGGGTGGCCGCTACTTTCTCAACCGGATGCGCCGCCGTCAGGGCCCCAAGGCCGGCGCCTCGAGCGCGAGTTACAGCTAGCTATTGACGCGCCACTAGGTCTTGTGTATCGTGGCTCTCATGACCACCGCAACCGCACCCCTCCCCGTCATCCGCGTCGAGCGCACCCGCGTGCTCACCTACCTCGGCCGCCGTGCCGAGATCACCGTCACCCACCACGACCGCAAGCGTGACGGCATCCGCACCATCGTGACCCGCTACATTGACGATGCCGACCCCCGCAACGGGCGGTGGCTCGCGGGCGACACGACCACCCGCACCATCGAGGGCGACGGTCGCACGGCCACGTTCCGCATCCTCGAGGCCGAACACCTGTTCGCCTGACGTATCACCACCCACCCACCTCGCTCTAGAAAGGCATGACCATGACCCCCAAGACCACCCGCCTCGTCGCGACCGGCACCTCGGTCGGTGCGGTCGCGGCCATCGTCGTCGGTGCTCTCGCTTTCGCCACCACGGCAAGCCCGGCACCCGAGCCCACCGAGACCACGCGCCCGGCAGTGGTGCGCATGGTCGAGACCCCCGAGCCCACCCCGACGCCCACCGAGAGCGTCGCACCCGCTGAGGTGCCGGTCGAGCAGGCCCCCGAGGCCCCTGCCCCGGCACCTGCACCCGTCGCGCCTCAGGCCCCTCAGGCCCCGGCGCCTGCCCCGGCACCGGCACCCCCCGCGCCCGCACCCGCACCTGAGCCCGCGCCCCCCGCGCCGGTCAAGTGCCCCGCGGGTCAGGTGCCGGGGCAGGTCGACGGCAACGGCAACGAGTCGATGTGTCAGGTGCCGTGCAACGAGTACATCGACACCGATGGCGACGGCGTGGCTGAGACCTGCCGACCATAAGCTCGAGGGCCCGGCGCGATTGGGGAATCGACCGGGCCCTCGTCACTGGGGATGAGCCCCGCCTCGGTGCGCACCGAGGCGGGGCTCATTGGTGCGCGCGGGGGGCGATGCTACCATCACGGCATGGCGACTGCACCCGATGACCTCGACGACGTACTCGAGCACCTTGACCGGGGCTTGCGCATCCTGAAAGAGCGTCAGCCTTTCTACGCTGACGGCAAGAGCTACTATGACGGCGACCGCGCCGAGGTGTTCGCCAACGTCGCCATCGCGGCCGCCCTCAACGCCGAGGCCAAGGCGCACCCCGTCAACCTCGCGCATATCCCCGTCGATGCCGTCATCGACAAGGTCAACCTCACCGCCATCACCGCCAAGGAAACGGCCGCCAACACCGCGCTCGCCGCTGCCCTCGAGGCCAACGATGTCGAGGATGAGGCCGACGACTGGCAGCGCAAGGCGGGCTATTTCGGCGACTACTACGTCATCATCGACCCCCTCGACGAGGATGACGCCGGCCGGGCCACCAAGGTCGACATCGTCGGCGCCTCGCCGCTCAGCACCGTCATGGTCTACAAGGGCAAGGATGGGCGCACGCCGCTGTTCGCCGTGCGCCGTTGGCTCGAGGGCAAGACCCCGCACGCCTCGGTGCACTACGACGACATCGACGTGCTGCTCGTCGGGGTCGACGGGTCGGATGGTTTCGAGAGCAAGGGCTACACCCCCGACCTCGACGACGACGATGACCCCGACAGCTACCGCATCCCGCACGCGGGCGGCCGCATCCTCGTCGTGCACTACGCCGTCGATGGCAAGCCCTACGGCACGCCCCTGCACCGCAAGGCGTGGGGCCCTCAGGATGCCATCACCAAGATCAGCGCCACCAACCTCGCGACGGTCGACGCTCAGGGGTTCCCCACCCGGTACGCGCTGCTCGACCCCAAGGCCGAGCTCGACGACGACATCGACGACGATTTCGGTGACGACGGCCTGCCGACAACGCCGGCCTCGAGCGACGGCCTGACCAAGCCCACCAACGGCAGCAAGCTCAAGACCGGGCCCGGCCTCATTCACCTGCTCAGGGGCGTCAGCAGCGTCGGCCAGTGGGATGCCGCCGAGGCGTCGGGCTTTCTGCTCAACCTCGATTGGTACACCCGGGCGATGGCCGTGGCGACCGGCACGCCGCTGTTCGAGTTCGACCTCACGGGCGAACAGCCGAGCGGCGAGTCGCGACGGCGTGCGAGCGCCCGCCTCAACAAGCATGCCCGCAAGGTCATGCGCGCTCTCGGCAAGGCGCACGAGACCCTCGGCGACACCGTGCTCGGCGTGCTCGGCATCGACAACGCCGAGGTGACCGCGAGCTTTCAGCCCGTCGAGACCGAGACCGACACCGAGGGCCTCGAGCTCGTCGGCGCCAAGGTCAAGCAAGGCGTACCCCTCAGGGTCGCGCTGCTCGAGGCGGGCTACAGCACCGAGCAGGTCGACGAGTGGTGGCCCAAGGATGCGCCCAACATCAGCCCCTCGATGTGGGGCGTGCTCGGCGAGCTGCTCGTCAAGCTCGGCACGGCCGAGACCCTCGGCGCCATCACGGCGGCCGAGGTCGTCGCCATCCTGCCGACCATCCTGACCAATGCGCGCAACGAGGGCCCGGTCGACGAGGCCGAGCCCATCGTCGAGAGCGAGTCGCCCGAGGTCGTCAAGGCCAAGGCCGACGCGCTCGGTGCTCTCGTGCGAGCGGGTGCCGACCAAGAGGGCGCCGCTCGCAAGGTCGGGCTCGAGGGCGTCGAGTTCCCCAACGTGCCGACCACCGTGCGCATCCCCGAGGCTGACGCCGCCGGCCTCGAGGTGACCGGCGCGGCCGTGCCCGCATGACCCTCGAGGATGACCTCGGCCGGCTCGAGCGGCAGGTGCTCGGGGTGCGCAAGGTCTCATCGTTTCTCGAGGCGGTCGAGGCCATCCGGCGCCTACTCGAGACCCACCCCGCCGACGTGCGGCAGCGCATCGTCAAGCTGACCGCCCCCTCGCTCGGTGCCGACCTTGCGGCCGCCGTGCTCGCCGCGTTCGACCTCGGGCTCAGCGGTGCGGCCAAGGCTGCCGGTATCGACGCGCCGGCCAAGGCATCCGCGAGCAAGGCCACCGTCGCGGCCGCCGTCAAGGCTCAGCGCGACATCGCCGACCTCGTCGGCAAGGCCCGCAAGCTCGCGGCCGCGGGCATCGACCCCGAGACCGCGAGCGCCCCGCTGCTCGGTGCGGCCACCGCGCTCAAGCGCGCGACCACCACCCTCGTCAACCAAGCGGGCAACGAGGGCGTCGTCGCCGGGGCCAAGGCCGCCAAGCTCAAGGTCGTATGGGTCGCCGAGACCAACGCATGCGTGCATTGCCTCGCATACTCGGGGCGCACGACAGTGGCAGGCGGCGACTGGCCCAAGGGCCTCAGCTACCTCGGCAGCAACCCCTACGAGGCGCCGGGCAAGTGCCCGCCCCTGCACCCCAATTGCAGGTGCACGCTCGAGGTGCTCAACGCCCCCGAGTATGCCGAGGCGCTACGGCGCGAGGCCGACCGCTCGGTGTTGCGAGGGTTCAGCCTCGAGAGCGAGAGCATGCGCGTGCGGGTCGCCGCTGCCGAGCGCCTGCTCGAGCAGGGCGTCGAGGCGCCCAAGTCGGTCATCGCCTACGCCGCCCGCTCGGTCAAGGCCGGCGAGTTCACGACACGCGGCCGCCCCGCTGCCTAGTGACCCGTCAAGGGCGCGGTGTATGATGGCCGCCATGACCGACCCCGAGACCGTCGACCGCGCTGCTCATCCCCGCCTCGACATCACTGAGCCCTATGCCGACGACACCAACGACCGCATCATCGCCGCGGTCAAGGCGTCACCCACCACCGCCGTGCGGGTCTACTACCCCCACGACGACGACGAGAGCGCCGACGTGCTCACCCTCGACAATCACGGCGACCTCATCGTTATCGACCCGGGTGACCGCTGATGGCTAGGCTCTTGTGGCCCAACGGGCTCGCGACCATCCCGCGCATCAGTAGCGAGTACGGCATGCGCTTTCACCCCATCGACAAGGTGTGGCGCTTGCACGGCGGCATCGACGAGGTGGGCTATGCAATCGTGCACTCGCCCGTCGATGGCGAGGTGATCTATACCGCGTACAACGGGGGTTTCGGCAACCTCGTCAAGGTGCGCGAGTGGGCGACCGGCGACGAGCATTGGCTCGCGCACAACGCCCGATTCTTGGTCGGTCGCGGCGCTCATGTCTCGGCCGGTCAGCAGGTCGCGGTGATGGGGACGACCGGCGCATCGACCGGCGTTCACTGTCACCACGAGGTGCACCCCGCCCGGGGTGGCACCATCAACCCCCGCGACTACTACGCCGGCCGCCCGGCAGGTGGCGGTAGCAAGCCGTTCGAGCCCAAGCCTGAGCCCGAGCCCACACCAGAAATTGAGGATGACGACATGCCCAAGAACACCGGACTCTATTACGAGGTCAGCGACGCGAGTGGTGCCAAGGGCACCGTCGTGCTCATCGTGAACACCGAGAGCGGGTGGTATCACGAGTACGGCAACGGCATCGGCAAGCCCGCCATCGGCGGCACGTACAACAACCCGGTCGCGGCCGCGTTCGACACGGGCTCGTTTGCCCCCATCACGGCATCGCACGCCGGGGTCATCAAGGCCGCATGCGAGCGCGTGCTCGCCGCGGGTGGTGACGCCGCTGCCATCACCAAGGCGGCCGAGCTCATGGCGGCCGCCATCCGCGAGCTCGACGACGACCTGCCCGTCATCGCGCCCTGACCACCGCCGACCGCACGACCACCCCCGAAAGAGAGACACCGCATGTTCACACTCGACAATCGCCACGCCCTCGCCGCCCCGTATTGGGCCCGCCCTGGCATCCGCTCGTTCGCCGCGCCGGCCGATGGGGGTGGCGGCAAGGGCGACGATGACGACGACGACGACGACGACGATGACGACGACGACGACGAGGATGACGACCCCGACGCCGACAAGACCCCCGAGGAATTGCGCGCCGAGCTCAAGACCGTGCGCGGCGCGCTCGCCTCGAGCAAGGGGTCGAGCAAGCGCAACCTGAGGCGGCGCCGCGAGCTTGAGGCTCAGCTTGCCAAGGGCAGCGCGACGCCCAAGCCCAAGGGCAAGAGCAAGAACGACGACGATGACGACGAGCCCGTCGACCTCGACGCCGTGCGCGCATCGGCTCGAGCCGAGGCCAAGGCTGAGGCAGACAAGGCCCGCAAGGCCGACAAGGCCGAGCTTGCGCTCGCTCGAGCGGGGGTGGCGGGCGACGCCAAGCTCAAGCGAGCGGTGCGCATGCTCGACCTCGACGACCTCGACATCGACGACGACGGCACCGTCGAGGGCCTCGACGATGTCATCGCCGAGCTCAAGAGCGACATGCCCGAGCTCTTTGGCACCGTGCGCCGTCGTCGGTCGACGGCCGGCGGCGACGACCGCGAGGGTGACGGCAAGAGCACCAAGGCCAAGAGCGACAAGGATGCGAGCAAGCTACAGGCGGCCGCGCTGCTCGGCGGTGCGCACTCGTAAGCGACACGCCCCTCGAGGCCCCCGATGCTACGGCGTCGGGGGCCTCGTGCTATTCTCGGCGGCATAGGGCACCCCCTAAGGCTCGCAATGAGCGCCGACTCGTCGATCGACGACGGCCTACTCATTGACTGAAAGGGGGCCCTCGTGGCTCGCAACACTCTCGAGGGATGGCTGCCGGAACAGCCGTCCAGTGAGGTCATCCAGCGCCTCGGTCAGGTCTCGGTCGCCGAGACATCGCTCAAGCCCGAGCCGATGACGGGGGCCACCAAGAGCATCCCGCGCTCGGCCGGCATGGGCGTCGAGGTCATCGCCAAGGGCGGCGCCTACGGCGAGGACACGAGCGCCAACGACGACATCACGCTCACCGTTCGCAAGTTCGGCAAGGCGCTGCGCATCGCCGAGGAAGACATCGACGACAGCATCGCCGATGTGCTGACGGCCAAAAAGACCGACTGGGCAACATCGTTCGCGGTGCTGTTCGACAACTCGGTGTTCGGCACGTCGGCCGCCGAGAACGGTGGCACCGTGCCGTTCACGTCGATCTACCGGGCCCTCACTCAGGCCGATGCGGCCGTGGGCTACACCGCCCTCGCCAACGTCGTGCGCACCGCGGGCGCCCTGACCTACGACGACATCAGCGATGTCGCGTCGCTCGTCGAGGGCTCGGGTTTCCACGACCCGTCGCGCGCGCTGTTCATCGCGCACCCCATCGCCAAGGGGCTCGTGCGCAAGCTCAAGGACAACGACGGCAACCCGCTGTTCACGCCCAACCCGCGTGTCGGCGACCCCGACACGCTGTTCGGCTACCCCGTCAAGTGGTCGAACGGTGCCGTTGTCACGGCCACCGCGTCGGCGACTACGGCAGCGGTGCCGGGTGGCGGCGCGGCAGGGGCGGCGGGCAACCCGCTCATCCTGTTCGGCAACACCGATTTCGCCCGCGTCGGCAAGCGCTCGGGCCCCGAGTCGGTCGTCATCGACGGTCGTGCCGGTCTCTCGGCGCTGACCGACGAGACCATCCTCAAGGTGCGCGCCCGTCGCGCGTTCGCGGTCGCCAACATCAAGGCATGGGCGGCCATCGAAATCACCAACGCCTGAGCCTCGGGGGCGGGCGTCAGCAACGGCGCCCGCCCCCTGAGGCCATCGAGCACCTCGAGCGAAAGGCCAGACAATGGCGAGCAAGACCGAGCCCACCAAGGGCACCAAGCCCAAGACCACGACCACGCCCAAGGCGGGCGCCTCGAGCAAGACCACGAGCGCCAAGACGACCAAGGTGCAGGCCGAGGCCTCGACGCCTGACGACGCCACCAAGGCGCCCACGACCCCCGACACCGCTGCCGGTCAGGCACACGTCAGCGACGCCACCGCCGACACCGAGAGCGCCGCGCGCGCCGCCGATGTCGACGAGGTCAGCACCTCGACCCACCGCAAGGAATTCGTGCACGGGCCCGGGGTCTACACCGAGGCGGGCGGGTTCAGCCACGAGGCCAACATCGCGGCCACGCGGCAGGGCATCATCAACGCGGGCTTGCGCCCCGTCACCGATGTCAAGCACGTCAGCACCAAGACCCACGAGGACGGCATCAGCAAGGTGCTCGCCTACGAGGCTGAGGTCATCCCGGCGCACCTCGCGGTCGTCAAGGACAGCGACCCCGAGGCTGAGGCCCGTGACGACGCCATCGTCGTCAGCTACGAGGTCGCGCACCCCGAGGTCATCCAGAACGGCGAGAGCGCCCCGGCGACCAACCCGGACAAGGCGTAAGCCACCCCCGACCGGGGCGGGCGATTCTTTCGGGGGGTCGCCCGCCCCACCCACTCACTCGAGAGCGAGCATCATGGCAGCCACACCTTGGGCCACCCTCGCCGATGTCACCGCGGTGACCGGCAAGACTGTCGACGCCCCCACGCTCGCCCTCGCCATCAGCAGCATCGAGCTCGTCACGGGCCTCATCGCCGAGGTCGAGCGCGTCGATATGACCCGCCGTGACGCCTATTGGCTGAGGCAGGCCGTCGCCTTTCAGGCCGCTTGGATTGCCGACACCCCCGACTACCTCGAGCGCAACGCGGTGGCGAGCGCATCGGCCGATGGGCAGTCGGCGACCGGCGAGCATGCCGATTGGCTCGTCATCGCCCCGCTCGCTCGTCGTGCCCTCAAGCGCCTTTCTTGGCGCGGCACGCGCACCATCAGGCCCGTGCCCGTCGATGCCAACGGCCGCGTGCGGGTGCCCTCGTACTATGTGCCGCTCGAGGCGCACGATGACCTCACGACCCCTTGGCGGCAGCTATGAGCGCCGGCCTCGCGACCACCCGCCTCGCGGTCTACCGCGCCGTCACAACGTCGCCCCTCGGCGACGAGGTCGACGACAACAGCACGCCGGTCATCGGCCTCGAGAGCCTCGGTGCCTCGGTCATCGAGCGGTCTAAGCGCGTGCAAGACCCCGCCTCGGGGGTGTGGCGCTCGGTGCCGTACCTCAAGGCCCGCCTCGTCAACCCCTCGCTCGACGTGCGCAAGGGCGACCGCGTGCGCGACCTGAGCACGGGCGTCGTCATGACCGTCGACAGCCTCACCCGCGTGCCCCGCTCTCTCGCCGGGGGCGCCTCGCTTACTCTTGACCTGACCGACCGCGCTGCCGAGTAGATCAGCAGCACCGCAAGACCACAACCGAACACCCACCACCTGACGTAGAGAAAGGGGCCATCATGGCCGCGAGCAGCATGAGCATGCGCGTCACCAAGATCGCCGCCCCCGGGGTGCTCGATGAGAGCCTGCTCAAGGCAGGCGTCAACCTCGGCAACGCCATCGGCCGCCGAGCTCGTCGCCTCGTGCCCAAGCGCTCGTGGGCGTTGCATGACACAATCCGCACCAACGCCGAGCTCGTCAAGCCCGGCGTCGTCGTCACGACCGTCACGGCCGGCGGCATGGTCAACGGCAAGCTCGTCGACTACGCCACTTGGGTCGAGCGCGGCACGAGCAAGCAACGCGCTCAGCCCTACCTCAGGCCAGCGCTCTTGCAGTCGAAAGATCGCGACCTCAAGGACACGAGGGGGCTGACCGCATGAGCGACCCCGTGGGCCCCTACCTGCCGACCAACGGCCTCGTCGTGATGTCGTGGCTCGGGCAGCGCGTCACCGGCATCGTGCCCGCTCAGGTGGCGGGCTCGCTGCCCGACGACCGCACCAAGTGGGTCGACGAGGGTTTCGTGCAGGTGACCGAAATACCGGGCGCCCGTGCCGACATCGACCTGCCCCAAGCTCGCAAGCCCATCGTGCAGGTTGACTTTTGGGCGTGCAACATCGCGGGCGCCAAGCCCCCGTGGCACAAGGCCGCCCGCCTCGTCGAGCTCTTGCGGTCGGCGGTCGAGGTGCAACCCTACGGCGCGCCCCTCGTGCTGCCCGCGGGCTACCTCGGCGCGCGAGTGCAGGCCGCATATTTTCTCGATGAGCCGAGCGCCGTGAGGGATGACCCCTCAGGCTACGCACGGTTCACCGCTGACCTTGCCGTCGATTGGGTGCGAGCCTGATGGCCGGCGAGCGGGGCGACCGCCCCATCACCCACACCGAGCAAGAAAGGGGGCACATCGTGGCGAAACTCACCAAGGTGCGCACCACGTTCACGCCGGGCGAGGTCATCAAGATCGACAGCACCGAGCTGCTCGACCTCGAGCGACAGGGATTCATTCACTCTCGCGAGGGTGATGACAACTGGCGCGACGACAAGCCCGTCGACATCGACAGCGGGGTCATCACCGATGGCCTCGCCGAGCAGGCAACCAAGGGCGACAAGCCCGCGGCCGCCAAGGCCAAGGCACCCGCCTCGGCCAACACCGAGACCAAGGGGGCGTAGGCCATGCCGGTCAGCAGCACCAACCTCATCCAGGGGCCCGCGACGCTCTACGTCGCACCCATCGGCACCGCCGAGCCCGTCACCATCGCGACCGCACCCGCGGCCGCGTGGGTCGATGTCGGCGGCACCAAGGACGGCATCGAGTTCACCGTCGCCGATGACTACGCCGTGCTCGGCGTCGATCAGGTGGTATACGAGATTGAGCGCCGACGCACCAACCGCGTCGTCACCGTCAAGACCTCGCTCGCCGAGTCGACGCTCGCCAACCTCGCCATCGCCATCGCGAACACCGACCCGGCAGCCAACGCGCTGACGGCCGATGACGGGCTCACGGCGTTCGCGCCGCCGTACCGCATGGCACTCATCGACGGCATCGCGCCCGGTGGGTTTCGCCGTCGCATCATCGTGCGCAAGGTGCTGAGCACCGACAGCGTCGCGATGGCCTACAAGAAAGACGGTCAGACACTCATTCCGGTCACCCTTACGGGTCATTGGGTGAGCGCCTCGGTGCGGCCTTTCCTCGTCACCGACGCGGTGGCCTAGGCCACCGACCCCCACGGGGGCGGGTCATTCCCCAGTGACTCGCCCCCACCCCATCCGAACTACCCCCGAAAGGTAAGACCATGACCGAGCAGCAGGCTCAGAATTTCACCCACGACCGCGACCACTATGCCGACTGGCAGGGGTCGCCCGAGCGCGTGGTGCTGTTCACCGTGACCAAGACCGACCCCAACCCCGAGGCTGAGGGCCTCGAGACCAATGAGCACGGCGCGCTCTACCGCGACGGCGTGCTCATCCCCAAGACCATCGAGCGCGTCATCGAGTACACGATGCCCAAGCGCCCCAACGCCGGCCTCGCGCTCGAGTACCTCAAGCGCGCACGGCGCACCGACCCCGACCAGGCGATGTCGTGGCTCATCGAGGCCGCGGTCGGCGTCGATGGATACGACGCGCTCGCCGACGAGCTCGCCAACCCCGATGTCGTCGACCCGCTCGCGGTGTTGCGCGACCTCGTCGGCCGCATCCAAAAGGTCGCGCTCGGGGGGCTCGAGGCCCCAAAAGCGCCGACGAGCTAACCGCGCTCGCCCCCGACATCATCGCACCGGAACTACTAGAAAGGGCCCGAGAGCTTGCTTGGATACTCGACCACCTCGACGACATCGAGAGCGACCTCAGCGCGTTTCATCGAGTCGACGATTGGCGAGCCCTTGATGCCCCTCGGTTCTTCCGGTACGCCGTGCGCCTCGGCGCCTACTCGGGCGTCATGGCGGCGCGTATCTACGAGCGGCAGCGCGACGAGTCGCCGGGCGGTGCTGCCCCTCGTGGGGCGTCGCCTGCTCGGTCGACCGGCGCCGCGGTCAACAACGACCCGCACCTCGTCACCAAGCTCGCGGCCGATGGTTGGCTCGAGCATCGCACCGAACAGGGGTAGCTCATGGCGCTCGTAATCGCTGAGGCCGAGGTCGAGGTCACTGTCGACGGCAGCAAGCTGCCCGACAAGGTCGGCAAGGATATCGAGGCCAACAGCGACGGGCCCATGAGCAGGGCGGGCCTCGGCCTCGCGGGCAAGCTGTTCGCGGGTTTCGTCGCATTCAAGGGGGTGCAGGCGGCCGGCGATTGGATTGGCGGCGCCATCACCGGGGGCAGCGACCTCAACGAGACCATCAACAAGAGCACGTCGATTTTCGGCGACGGCGCGGCCGCGATGGAAAGGTGGGCCGACACGGCCGCCACCACGGTCGGCATGAGCAAGGCGGCCGCTCTCGGGGCGGCCGCCTCGTTCGGCGATATGTTCCTGCAACTCGGGTTCACCGGCAGCGCCGCGAGCGATATGAGCAAGAGCGTCGTGCAGGCGGCCGCTGACCTCGGCTCGTTCAGCAACCTCGAGACCGCCGATGTGAGCGAGCGCATCAGCGCCGCTTTCCGCGGCGAGTACGACAGCCTGCAAGCGGTCATCCCCAACATCAACGCCGCGCGAGTGGAAAGCGAGGCCCTCGCCGCGACGGGCAAGACCCTCACGAGCGAGTTGACCGCTCAGGATAAGGCGGCCGCCGTGCTCGCCATCGTGCACAAGGATGGCGCCCGAGCGATGGGCGATTTCGCGCGCACGAGCGACGACTATGCCAACAGCACCAAGATCGCTCAGGCTCAGCTATCCGACCTGCAAGGCGAGGTCGGCACCGCCCTGCTGCCGACGATGACCGACCTCATGATGCTCGTGCGCGACAACATCATCCCGGCATTCTCGGGCGCCGCTCAGTGGTTCGGTGAGAACATCGGCCTCATCAAGGGCATCGCCCTCGCGGTCGGGGTCGCGGCCGGCGCTTTCGTGCTGCTCAACGCGGGCATGTCGATCTACAACGGCATCATGAAAGCTCAGGCCATCGTGACCGGGGCGGCCACGATTCAGCAGGGCTTGCTCAACCTCGCGATGAAAGCCAACCCCATCGGCATCATCATCACCCTCATCGCGCTGCTCGTCGGCGCCATCGTGTGGGTCGCGACGCAAACGACGTTCTTTCAGGATGCTTGGGCGGTGATGACCGAGGTCATCGGCAATGCTTGGAATTGGCTATGGGGCAACGTGCTCGAGCCCGTTTTCACCGCCATCGGCGCGGTGTTCACTTGGCTCTACGAGAACATCATCATGCCCATCGTCACCGGCATCATGATCTACATTGGCCTATGGGCGGCCGTCATCGTGTGGTTGTGGGAGACCGTTCTAAGCCCCGTGTTCGCGGCCATCGGTGCGGTGTTCACTTGGTTGTGGGAGAACGCCATCATGCCCATCGTGGGGTATATCCAACTCGCGATTCAGGGGTGGGGCCTCATCTTCCAGTGGCTCTACGGCACCATCATCGCGCCCGTGTTCGCCGCCATCGGCACCGCTTTCAATTGGGTGTGGTCTAACGTCATCAGCCCGGTCGTCGGATTCATCAGTGGGGCCATCACCAACGTCGGCAACACCGTGCGCTCGGTGTTCGGCGGCATCGGCGATTTCATCGGGTCTGCCTTTCAGGCAGCGCTGAGCGTGGTGCGCGGCCCCATCAACGGCATCATCGGCCTCGTCAACCAAGCCATCAGGGGCATCAACTCGTTGAGCGTCACCATCCCGGACTGGGTGCCCATCGTCGGCGGCCAGACTTGGGGCCTAGATATCCCGCGCATCCCGATGCTCGCACGAGGTAGCGCGCACGCACCCGGCGCGTTCATCGCGGGCGAGCAGGGCCCCGAGCTCATCGTCGGCGCCGAGGGGTCGAGGGTCTACCCCAACAACGAGACCGAGCGCATGCTCGGCAAGGGCGACAGTGAGGGTGCGCTCATCGCGGGCGACCTCATCATCAACGAGGCCGACGACCCGCTCGGTAGCGCCGGCCGCGTCGCCAAAGCGCTACGCAAGTACAGAAAGCGGTGACAGCATGCCCACCATCGTCGAGCTCGCGAGCCCTGCCGACACCATCACTTTCTACGCCGACCCCTCGGTCAACGGGTGGGTGTACGACAACGCCACCCTCGATGCTTGGTACGCCCTCGCCGAGACCGACCCCAAGGTCAACAAGCGACCCAATGCGCACGGCGCCTATGGCCTCGGGCAGGTGTTCACGAAAGAGCACCGCCCCATCATCGCCGGTCAGTATTACGGAACCACGCCCGCCGACTCGCTCGTGCAGCGCAACCGCCTGAGCGCGATG